AAAAGGTTGTTTTTGGATTAACCTTTTTCTAAAAGGTTGTTTTTGGATTAACCTTTTTCTAAAAGGTTGTTTTTGGATTAACCTTTTTCTTAAAAAGGTTCTAGAATTCTAACTTACATTTTCCTTTTTCAATATATAGAAAATTATAATTTACACAATAGCTATCAACTAAAATTTTTGTTCCTATTTCCAAATCATTTTTTATATATTCTGTTCGTAATTGCAAAAATTTATCATCTATTCTAGACATATTACATAATCCAGATGGTTGTTTATTTTGAGGGTATAAGCAGAAACTATACAAATAATATGTTCCATTAGTATCTTTATTATCTTCCATACGAGTCATTGAATCCATATTACCTAAATTACATTCAAAAGGTTGTACTAAATGAAAGTATTCCCCCATTTGTTCATTAAATAAATCATTATTATTAAATAATATCTTTGCTCTATCTAATATATATTTATAAGGCAATTTCCATATTATAAATTTTGATAAAAACGTAAAATATAACTCTATATTATTATATATTCCATTTTTTATAGGATCTTTTTGATGTTGTACCTGTTCTATTAATAATTTATGATTATTTTTTAAGAAATAATCCTTTTCTTCACGGTCTAAATGAATATAATTTGCCGATATTACAGTTTTATTAAAATCCACACTAGATATAATTTGATTAGACAAAAATACATCTTTTAATCCATTTGTCTTTATTTTTATATTTACATCACTATTATATAATGCCGAAATAGGTAAAGCTGCATTACTTTGTTTTGTAAAGAAAAAACGTAATGGAATATATAGTTGAATATTTTTATTAAACATTTTTGGTGTTATAAATTTCAAATCATTATTAATTTTATGTGAAGTTTCATTTGTATTAAATAAATTATTATATATTAAAAACCAATCTGTATTATGTTTTTCTATTATATATTCATCAATTTCAAATGTTATTTGTTTTATTAATTTTGTCAAATCTTCTTGTAAAAATCTTACATTAATTACACCAGTATAATCTATACCATCATATGTATATGAATAATGTAAAATATTATTAGTTACATTTGACAAATCCAAATTTTTTGCACTTGCATCATATAAATTTGATAATAATGATGTATTTATTTCATTTACTTTAAAATTTACTACATTTGCTGCCGTTGTTGTATCTAATGTATATATATAATTATATAAATATAAGTCTTCTGTACCCTGATTATTATAATCATACATTACACCTTTTTTAACTGATGAAAATACATTTTTATTTATACCTAAGTCAAATGTATCAGTTACATTTACTTTTAAATTCAAACTTAAATACATTTCTTGTACCAAATCTGCATGTATTGATACATTTACATATGTACTTGTATCAAATTTAAGAGGACTTTCAAATATAAGATCAATTAATTCTTTACTATAATTACTATATGATTTAAATATACTTTTAAAAAAAGATATTTGGGGATTTCCAATAAATAAAGACGCCTCCGGTCCTAAATATTTTAATTGTATTAAACCAGCACCCATTTATATTAATAATATATAATTAAAATTTTAAATAAACCAATCTATTATAAATCCATATTATAAATTTTTCCATCTATTATTGAATATAACATATAATTTAATGAATATACATTTATATTACCAACACCAGCTTTTGCCCGATTACCATCTAATATTATAAATCTTCCTACTGTAATACTTATATTATTTGATTTATGACAATAATATAATGTATCATATGTTTCTGTACTATCAATCATTAATGTTTTTTTATCATAATCAAATCCAGAAAAATATATACTTGTAGGTATTTCCGTTTGTTGAGTTATATACGTTGTTGGATCAACTGTTGTAATAACAATATCACAATTACTATTAGTCAGTAAATATATAATATTTGTATAAATTGTTATAGTAGGCGATTGATTTTTAGAAGACATTACTAAATTTGTAGTAACAAAGAAATAATTTATATCAAAAACTGTGGTTAAATTAAAATCAATTGCTGTACTAACTATATAAGGAAAGAACTCTAATGATAATTTATTAATTGTATTTAAATTAATATATCCTGATATATATGACTTAAATTGAGAAAAAGGTAATATTAATATTTGGTCATTTTTAGAGTTTTCATTATTATTTAATGTACTATTATTTTTTAATTGTGTTTGTAAAAAAGTAGCATATTTTAAATATTGTGTATCATAATTTATCTTTGTTCCGTCTACATTAAAATTCATTTTATCAAAATTACAATTTTTTACAATAAATAATAATGCTTTACAATAATTGTTAAAGGCAAAATTTATTTTATTTGGAATATCTCCACTAACCGATACATCTAATTTAATGTTTTCAATATATGAAATATTTTCGATTACTAATAATTTTTTATTAAAAGCTCTTTTTTCATTTTCATCTAATATAAAATAATTTAACACTAAATTTATTTCTTCTGCTAATACATCTGTACTAGAAATATTTATAAAACTTATTTTTATACGTATTCTTTCCTTATTTAATAAATGCAAAGGGAAAAAATTTGCATGTTTATGTAAAAAATGAAAATGTAAAGGTATATAGTATATATTTTTTGCTCCATTTGCTGTAAGTAAATTGTATATTTTATTTTTTCCCGATGAATAATATATATTTTTATATAACTTAATTAAATCCGGTGTTAAACTATCTATTAATATATCAGAACAATAAAAGTCCACTTTTTCAATAAAATCTAATATACTATTTGTAATTGGACTACGTAACTCTATATGTAAATATATATCACCTAATAAATCATAACTAAAATTTGTAATATCTACATCAAAAGCATTTGTATTATTTATATTATATTTGTTAATTAATTCTACTTTTTCAGGAATTCTAACAAAATTACTATATGATTTAAATACAGATTTAAAGTAATTAATATCTGGATTTTTTGTAAATACCTTATCTTCACTACCAGTATATAATAATTTAATCATACCATTAGGCATATTTATATATTATTATATAATATTATTAATATATGTTTAAATTGAGCAATTATACATTAAATTAAATAAATTTAATACATTTAATACATTTAATACATTTAATTGATAATTCTTATTATTTTTAATTTAATAAAATAACTTAGAGATATAAACATATTTATATATAAAATGTCTGATACCGAAAATTATTCTATTGATACGACTGATGCAGGAGCTTCACAAACAGTATCTGTAGAAGCTGGTCAAATTAGAAAAGGTGGGTATATTATGATAAAAGGTAAACCATGTAAGGTTAAAGATGTATCAGTATCTAAAACAGGTAAACATGGACATGCAAAATGTAAATTTGCGGCCAGTGATATATTTACTGGGGCAACATGTGAAGAATTATGTCCTTCTACTCATTCGATTGATGTTCCTATTGTAACGAAAAAAGACTGGATGATTCAGGGTTTACAAGATGATACATATGTTATTTTAATGGATGATGATGGTGAAATGCGTGAAGATTTACAATTTCCTAGTGAAACTTACAAAACAGATGATGATATTAAAAATACAGGGCTAATTAAAGAATATTGTGATATGGTAAATGATGGTGAAAATATTGATATATATTGTACACTTTTATCTGCTGTTGGACAAGAAAAAATAACAGAAGTCCGTAAAAAAACAGCAACCTAATAAATATTAAAGTATGATAAAAAAAAGATAAAAAAAATAATAAAGTATGATAAAAAAAAATAATAAAGTATGATAAAAAGATACTAATTTACATTAATTAGTAAATAATACACCGCCCATACCTTTATCTATGGATAAAATATTATAATTTACTGCATAGGTTTTTACACGTCCATTTGTGGCTCCTCCAGCAGAATTAATATTATTAAATGTAATTTCCAAATGAGATGCATTATTTTGGATACGAGAATAATTACAAGATCCGGAGGGTTGATATTGACCAGGATATAATGAAAATGAATATGTGTATATATATTTACGTGGGAAATATGTTTGTATTTCATAAGGAACTACATCTCTATAATAAGAAGCATGCATTAATGGAATTCTATCCTGACCATTAATTGTGATTTTTGCTGATGCAAATGTTTCCGAATTTAGACAATCTGTAGAAGTATATGTAAGCCAGTTATTACCTGTTTTCATATTTTGATTATTATTTATATTATTTACAATAACCCAATGAATAGTTTTAATTGGATGAACTAAGTCTAATTGTATTTTTTTTTTCTGTGTTGTAGAAAAAATTTCCTCTTCTGTTAAAATTTGTGTTTGTTCTATTAAATAATCATGTTTATTATTTGTAAAAAATTTTTGTTCTTTGCTATCTAAGTAAATATAATTAGCAATAATGTGAGATTTTATAACAGGAGTTTGGGGACTATATGTACTTATATCCGATTTTACAATTTCATTTAAATTTCTAAATTCTACATTTACTTTAATCTCGTGATATTTTAAAGCAATTAATGGCAAAGCATTTCCATTATTTTTATTAAACCAAAATTGTAATGGTATATAAAGTCTTTGTACACCATAATTTTCCTGTAATGTAATATCAGTATTAAATTTCCCTACTAAAGAATCAGTTCTTTGATTATATATTTCATTATAAATATCCATCCAATTTGAATCAAATTTATCTATTGTTTGACCACCAATATCAAAAGATACTGATTTTATAATAGAATACCCTACTCCATTTACGTATCCTGCCCAATTTTCATTATTATTTGAACTAACTAATTGAGGCAATTCTATATATAAATAAAGGTCACTTAATA